GTTCTATGCTAATTAACTAGCTTTGTAGTTTCTAATGTGAACTGATGTTGCACCATTGATCATATCTGTGAAACCAAGTCTTTGTGAAGCCACAAGGACTCTTCTTTGGTTTTCTACGTCATAATCAGACTCGACGGTTACGCCTCTGAGTCTTGGCATTACATAGTTTCTTGCATACACTGCAACAGCATGTGTTTTGTTAACAGCTGGTGTAGCGAACTCATCGACTAATAGTATTCTTGAACCGAATACTTGGCCGATCTCTCCAGATAGCTTAGTTGCCATGTCGCCAACTAGGTTAGCGTCTTGGAACTCTGCATCTTCGAGTAGTTCGAAATATGCTCTTTGTGAAACAAGGTATAATACCTCTGATGGATTTACACCATATTTACCCATAGCTTTTCTCATTCCTAGTAACTGAGCAGCTGTTAGTTTATCACTAGCAAAAGCTGTTGTAGATACAGTAACGTGAGAATTACTTGAGTTATCTGCTGTAGCTAATTGAATCAAGCCATCGAATGCACCTGAAGAATATACGCCGTTTGCATTGTTACCAGCTAAAATTGCGTTCTCAATACCTCTTGCGTGTGATCTTACCATTGACTCTCTAATTAAAGGTAGTATTGGCATGATTGCATCTTCTTCAGTTTCATTACCAATGAATGATTTTGAAATTAGTTTAACAGTTGAAAGAGTTCTTTCAGTTAGATTTACCCCTGCTCCATTTGCTGGATCATAAGCGTCTCCTCTTGGATCTAAGTTACCATGAGGTGCTGAACCACTAGCTGCTTGGTTTGCTGTAAATTCAGCGTACCCTGCATCTGGTAGTACTGGGATAATCATGTTTGCAGAAGTCATTGCGATTTCTCTAAATAGAGGTGCAAGTACTAATTCATTTTGAATATCTCTTTCTATATTTGTTGAAACAATTTGCTCAAAGTCAGCTGAGGATACTTGTACACCTGAATGTTGGTTTACTTTTTCCATTACGCCTTTAGAGTATTCGGTATTGTTTCCTTTACCTGTTGCTAGTCCTAAGAATTTAGCGTCCATAATGTCTGCTTCAAATTCTTTTTTCCAGTCGCCTTTACCAGTTCTGTCTGAGAAAATTCTTTTTGACTCTCTGATATTCATGATTTCTTCAGATTTCTCTGATAGTTTAGATTCGAGTTCTTTTACCACTCTACCTAAATCTTCATGCTTTTCATTGACTCTTTTCTCAACATCAGACATTAACCTTTCAGCTCCTGTTAAACCTGCTTGAATTACAGATTTGTGTTCTTCCTGCTTTGCTTCTTGAACAGCTTTTTCTTGAGCTTCAACTTCAATTGCTTTTTCAGCGCTTTCAGTTGCAACTTTTTCTTCTGCTGCCTTAAGTTCGGCTTGTTTCATTGCGAAAGAAGCTACAGCTTTCTCAGCTGTGTCTTTTGCGAATTTCTCAAGATCGAACTCGGGAGAAGTTTCAGGATTCATTTTTTGTTCTGACATATCAGTCTCCGTTTTTTGGGATTTCTCCCCACTTGGCTGCTCAACTTTCACAGCGTCTGCTGAGGTTGTTAAGTTAGCCTGTATAAATTGCTTTTTGAATTTATTATAATCTTCCATATTATCAAATGATTTTGCTAAAGAGAACGTTGCTCCCTGGTTGCAAGGCACTGATACTACGGAAACTTCAAATAATTCCGCGTCCTTTATTTTATATCCGTCAGTTTCGGTCATATAGTCTGCATCCTTGACTCTGAAGCCGACAGAAAACGCTCCAAGGACACCATCTTTTACTAAATCTTTTATATCACCAGCAGCTTTAGAAATCTTTGCAGAAATCTCAAGTCCTTTGTCAGTGACTTCTAACCCAGTTGCTCTACCGATAGGTCTATTATAGTCATGATTAAAAAGTAAAACAGGATTGCCTTTATAGCTCTCCAGTCCACCTTTAGTCCATGCGCTTGGCTCAATAATATCGCCAGCTCTATCTAGTGCATTTGTACTTGCAGAACCTTTGATGTCTATTCCACCATCATCGGTCTCGCCAAGGGTTTTAAAAGTATTAGTCCAGTGAAAAATCTTATTCATCTTTTTTCCCCACTTTCTCCTTTTTAGGAGCTGCTTTTGGTTTTTCAACCTCAACAGGAGTGACAGAAACAGGATATCTAGTTTTCACTACATTCATAACTCTATTCCAAGAACCAAATGCTC